CGCTGTGCGGTGCGGACCTGGTCAAGACGACAGGTCCGTGCCCCGGCGGAGGCGAACACGAACACATCTATTGGATCTGCTTGTGCGGGTTCACTGCAATCGAAGGAGAAGCACCATGAGTGCCAAGAAAGTGTCCCTGCGTGACATCGGGCGCGCGCTGGACGAACAGCGCCGTCGCATGGACCGGGCGGAGGGTGAGGAGATCGATCGCACCGCGGGACAGGTGGACCGCGACCGCCTGTCGGACGCGCTGTTCCCGTCTGTTCCCGTGGTGTGGTCCGAACGCGGCTGGGACGGCATGATGGAGCGCATGACCGAGCTCAAGGCGAAGCTCGACGCACAAGCTTCAGATGGTGAAGAGCCGTCGCTGACTGCGCAGGAGCAGGAGGATCTCGACCAGATCGTTCAGTCGGTTATGGAGGCTGTCAAGCCGCTCATGGCAGCGTTCCGAGATCTGGTGGAGCACTTCGTAGAGTGGATGGGCGACTTCGTCAACAGCACTGCGTGGACCGAGCTCGCCAATCTGTCCATGTCCGTTGGCGAACGCGAGTCCCAGGTCGAGACGATCGAGGTCGTCGACACAGACGGCAACGTCGTCGCAGTTCACCCCATCACACCTGTGCCTGCGGCTGCGCAGGACCACGTCTCGCTCAACGTCGCCAGCCCTCTGGTACAGCCGGTGCTCGACCACCGTTCGCCCACAGACATGGCCATCGAGCGGTCGCTCGCGCGACCCTTCACAGACCCGCTGCACATCGGCCTACTCGGAGGTCGTTGATCGTGCTGGTGCTACTGTTCATAGTTCTCGCGGTGGTTGGAGCTGGCTTCCTGCTGGTGGGGCTGGTCGCGGCTGGAGTGCTCCTGGCGGTGCTCGTCAAGGGTCTTGTGCTCGCGGCGCGGGGCGGAGGTCGCTGATGTCCTCTGGTCCAGGGAAGCCTCTCACCACAGACCGTGCAGACGCGCTGTCCGCGGGCGGCACTGAGTACGCCGAGGTCTGGGATGACCTGCCCGTGTGCGAGCAGTGTGGGCGTCGGCTCCGCCCCGCTCGCGCGGTCCTGTCGGCTTGGCCAGCGACGGTCGCGCGTGCGACGCCGGGAGCGTGCGCCAGTTGTTACAATGGCGGCTTCCGAGACTCGCACAAGCGCTCTCGGCGCGTGCACGACCACGTCACCGCTGCGAGCAAGCCGCCCGTTCCGGTGACCGTGCTCGACCGTCGCGCTCGGGCAGCAGATTGGTCTGAGGAAGAGCGTTCGGCCGCAGTGCAGGTGTGCGATCACGTTACAGATCCGTCGGAGATCTACCAGATTCTCGAGTTGCTCGGCTTGTTCGAAGAGCGCCGCGGGCAGTTCTATTCCTCGGTGAATCCGACCTTCGGTCACTGATCAATCCACTCCTGGAGGGTGGCATTTCGTTCGGAATCCACGGTGATTCTGTTCCGATTTGCCACCCTCCACTGCGTTGATCGGCGCGCAGTTTCTGATCAAATCGTCTATCTTTGCACCGCAGAATTGATCGAGAAGCTCCAGGAAGGTGTTGATCAGAGTTGATCAAACGTCTGATTTCTGTTGATCGGAGTGTTTATTAGAAGTATGGAGTGTTGGTGCGATCAACCCAAAAGTTGAGTTTTCGTGTTGCGATTGATCGCATGATCAGACGTGATCAACTGGTTGCAACGTTGCGATCAACAGCTCAAATGGGTGAAATTCGGTGTCCAAGGTCGTCTGATCAACAGGTGATCGGAGGTTGATCGGCGATTGAGGCGATTGTGAGCGCGGAATTTGGTCCGTCTATGGTTTCTGAGTTCTTGGAAGGTAAAAACTGCGTAATTCCGCAGGAGTTGACGCCGAGTCGTCGCGCCGGGAGACTAAGGGTAGGAGAAAATTCTCCTCATTCCTCAATCGCTCTCAATCGATCCTCAGTTATTGTGTCAGAAGGTGAAGGATTGTGGGGCCGAGTCTTACGGATTGTGAGGTATTGTGGGGAAAATTGAAGTATTGTGTGATTTGAAAAAGTTTCTGGGAGAGCGGAGGGGCGTACGACTCGGCGTTCAGAAGTAGCCGGTCCTTTCATATCATTCATTAGAGCTCAGATTGGATAGAGAGAGTTTTAGATAGGTATATAGAAGGAGGTTTGTAAAGAAGACTCGGCAAATTCGAAAATGTGTGTGAATCTCGTTGAGTAGAGTTGGTGGTAGATTTTCGAATTTGATGAGGAAGTGATGGAATGTCGAACACCGTTGTCAAAGAGACTTCGACTCGGTCGAGCGGATCTCTGTACGAGAAGATGTTCGGCGTCGTGCGGCGTGGACCTGGTCGACCGCTCGGGGACACTGAGCCGTTGTTCGCTTCTGTGGCGGATCTGGAGTCGTTCGATGCGTCTGTGGTGTCGCTGGCGAAGCGTCGAGCGTATGCCGTTGTGCACGAGGAGAATCGGAAGCGGCTCCGTGAGGTGTTCCTCTTGGAGTTGAAGGCTCTCACGGAAGGTGTGGAACATGGTTGATCGTTATCCCGGAGCGAATGGACGCTCGGAGTACGGCGGAGGGGATGGTCTGCAGCGTTACCCGGACGGAACGTCTGTGCCATTCGAGGATCTGGCGAGCTCATCGAGGGTTTCGGATCGAGCTCGGTTGATGCGTACAGCTGGTCTGCACGACTTCGATCCTGCAGCTGCGGACGAACGTGGTCTCGTCGACGCCGTGGTCAATGGTGGGCTGGACGTGTCGGGGATGTCGGCCGCTCAGAAGGCTGCATACGAGGTCGATCTTGCTCGGACAGAGGCGATTCGGGCGGAACGCGCAAAGCTGGTCGACAAGACCAACGGCTACATCGAGGAGCCGGATAGGTATGTCGGCGAAGGCGGTGAGAGCAATGGGGTTCAGAGTTTCGAGTGAGGCTGCATTGCGGAATGAAGCTATGGACGAATGGTTCTTCCGCGGAGCACGATCACGCGAGGTCGTCGGGCTGAATGTCGGTGATGTCTGGTTCCGACTGGACAATCAGCTGATGCATGATGGATCATCGGGAATGGGATCTGGAGGCGTCGGTGCATTCGAGGTGTCGGATGCAGATGTGCGTGGTGCACTGATGTCGTTGCGTGACATCGAGGATGTGAGTGTGGAGGCGCAGCCGATTGTGCTTTGGCACTCGCATGTGAACACTGTGGAACCTTCGGAACATGATGTGGAACATCTGCCGGAGTGGTGCATGTATGGTCTGGTGTTTCACGTGCCGTCACGCACGACGACAAAGTATGGACATGGTGCACGACATTCTGCACTTAGTGCCGGTAAGTTCGAACCTCTCGTAGACATCAAGGAGTAGCGATGGGATCTGAAGTAGCCAAGATCAAGCGACGTACGATCGCCACCGTCAGCCCGCGTATGCAAGCCTGGATGGACGGTGAGCTCAAGCCGGAAGACCTCACGGACGAGGAGGTCAGCCGGATGCAGCTCATGGACCGTGAGGGCATGTTCCGTGGTCGCCCTGCAGGTGCCATTCCACGAGACCTCGCGATGGCCTTTCGCAGTGAGGCTCAGAAGCGCCTGATGAGCTGGTTCCAGGAGCAGGTTCCTCTGGCTCAGAAGGCGTACCGAGACCTGCTCAAGGCTCGACATCTGCTACCGGGAGATGCCGCCAAGCTCCGAGCCGCAGAGGGCATCTTCGAGCGTGTGATCGGCAAGGTGCCCAACGCCACAGACATGCATGTTGTGGTGGACCAGGGCAGGTCGTTCGAGGATGTGACCGGAGACGTGGTTGCAGACCTGGATGAGGAAGAAGACGATGATGAGTGATCGCATGTTTCGGCTGGCCTTGCAGATCAAGGAGCACGACAGCGAGATCAAGGGTGCGCACGTGATGATGGCGCTGGCCGATGAGCCGGAGCGCACCACGCCTGTGCTGACCGTTGTGGCAGGAGGCTTCCCTCCCAACGACACTGGTGCAGCCATGCTCGCTGACATGTTGGAAGACGCTGCAGCGGCAATCCGGGAGTATCTGAGCGATTCCGTGATCGCCGCGGCACGCAGTACAGACACGGCGTCGTTGCCCACGATCCCGCTGGTGGAGCCTGTGGTACCGCCTCGGCCCAAGTTCAATCCCCGGCCGATGGGTGGTCAGCGGTGAGCGCGTGGGCGCGGCTGTGGCACCGTTGGCGCGGGTGTGGTCCGTACGAGCCGTGCCTAGCCGGACCCGCGGTCGGCGGAAGCAGCTGGTCCGTGTGGCGCTGTACGGTGTGCGGCCACATGCAGTATCGGAAGGCTGGAGCTGCACATGCGCAAAGGTAAGGGCTCGAAGGTCTCGTCTGTCCGCGTCAACAACGGGACTGGTGAGGCTGCAGAGGCGGAGCGCCGACGGAAGGTGCACGCTGAGGCCATGCGCAGTGCAGACAAGACTGTGCGCGTTCCGGGAGTGGTGTCGACAGTCGTTCCGGGCATGAGCGAGGGGCGGACCATGTCGCCCAAGCGCTATGAGCAGATGCAACGAGAGAAGGGTTGGACAGGTGATCGATCGTACACCGGGTCGTACACCGGATGAGAAGCCTGAGAACGGACAGCTGGAGACTCGCGATTGGCACCCTGATGTGCAGCCGACTGACGAGGGTGCGCTCAACGACCACTTCAGCCCAGACGAGGCGGACTCCATCCAGCTGTACATCAACCAACTGAAGGATCTGCTCGGACTGCAACACTGGGATGCGTTCTTGAGCCTGTCTTCCGCAGAGCCTGGCACCAACGCCTCTGTGCACCCTGTGTACGGTCGCCGAGTGTGCCCAATCTCGGTCAACAAGGATTGGTTCACGTACAGCCTGGACACACAGCGCAACACCATCGTCCACGAGCTCCTGCACATCGTGCACAACGCACAGACCGAGGTCATTCGGACCGCACCGCAGAGCATCTGGATGTGGCGCACGTTCGAGCGTGAGACCGAGCTCATGGTGGATCATCTGGCTGGTGTGATCAGCCGGTACATGCCGCTTCCGATCCTGCCCGAGGACGTTGCAAAGATGCGCGCCGACAAGACAGGACCATTCGAGGAGTCGAGCGATGGGTGATCCGTTGTCGCTGAAGGCGATGTTCAACGAGCAGGGTTACAAGCCACACCGCATCCAGCGTGACACACACAATGCACGGTTTCGTGACAAGGCGCGATTCCGCACGGTGGACGCTGGTCGACGCACAGGCAAGTCCAACATGGGCGGACACGAGCTCGCTGTTGAGGCGATGCGCATGCCCGCTCGGCTGGCGCACGAGGACCTCAGCGGAACCGGTCGCCGCGCAGAGTACTGGATCGTGGGTCCAGAGTACAGCGATGGCGAGAAGGAATTCCGCGTGCTGTACGACACGCTCAAGCGGCTCAATGCGCCGTTCGACAAGCCGGGCACGTACTACAACGTCGGCTCTGGCGAGATGGACATCAGCATGTACAAGGGTGCATTCCAGGTACATGTGAAGTCCGCCAAGTACCCGAACACACTCGTTGGTGAGGCTCTGGAGGGTGTGATCCTCGCCGAGGCGGCGAAGCTCAAGCAGATCATCTGGCCCAAGTTCCTCCGCCCGATGCTCTCGGACTACCGCGGCTGGGCGCTGATGACCTCCACGCCTGAGGGCAAGAACTGGTTCTACGACCAGTACCGCAAGGGGCAGGACCCTGCACAGCCCGAGTACTGGTCCGTCAAGGCTCCCTCGTGGTCCAACAACATCCTGTTCCCTGGAGGCGAGACTGACCCCGAGATCCTGTCACTGCGTGCGGGCATGCCCGAGGAGAAGTTCAAGCAGGAGATCGGTGCAGACTTCACTGAGTTCGTGGGTCGAGTGTACAAGAACTTCGACGACGATGTGAACGTTGTAGACATCAACTACGACCCGCGCAAGCCGCTGTACATGTGCGCAGACTACGGCTACACCAACCCGAACGTGATCCTGTGGGTGCAGGTGGGTGTGTGGGGTGATGTGTACGTGATCGCCGAGTACTACCGTCGCCAGCGGCGCATCGATGAGGTGTACCGGGACATCATGTCTGACCCGCGCCTCAGCGCTCTGGCTCGCGCAGCAACTGTGCTGTATGGAGACCCCGAAGACCCGTCGGCCACGGACTACCTCTGCGAGAAGCTCAAGCTCAAGAAGGGTTCCAACACCGGAGGTCTGCTCCAGACGCGCATTGGGCTCATTCGGCGCTGGCTGGAGTGGCAGCCGCTGGAGCTTCCCGACGGACACCCGGACAAGCTCCCGAAGCTCTGGTTCGACCGCAGCTGCGTGGACACGATTCGAGAGATGAACGACTACCGCTACCCCGAGACCAAGGAGGAGGCAGCAACGCAGAAGAACGCGACGGAGAACCCTCTGAAGGTGGACGACCACGCACCAGAGGCGCTCAGCCGGTTCTTCGGAGGGTACTTCCACGAGGAGAAGCCCAAGCGTCGAGCACGAGTGTCGACGGCTGCCATGGTCAGCGCATGATGCGCCACAGTAGACTTGACGGCTGACACACCAAGGACATCGCGATGAACACCAGCACAGGAGGGCACCATGGGCGGCAAGCCGAACCCTGGCACCAAGAAGGACCGTCGTCTGAAGTCCAACCGACGTTCCAGCAAGCGCTCTCGGAAGGGGCGTAAGTAGCCATGGCCGACACCACACTGCAGACGCCGTACGCAACGGCCATGCCCTATGTCGCTACCAAGGCGTCTGCAGGGTGGGTCGACGAGTACGACAACCAGCGGCTCATGTCGTACGACCTGTACGATGATCTGTTCAACAACACACCTGCACAGTTCAAGCTGATGCTGCGTGGGACAGACGAGAAGCCCATCTACGTCCCGACTGCCAAGGGCATCATCAACGCGCTGGCTCGCTACGTGGGCAAGAACTGGGGCATCCAGGTCAAGAGCAACGCCGAGGACGCCGAGCTCGATCCGACCGCTGAGGTGGCCACAGACGAGCAGGTTGCAGCCGCTCAGAACGCCTTCGGCAAGCTCATCGCTCGAGAGCGACTCCTGTCCGTGTTCCGCAGTGGAGTGCCAGAGTGGCTCCGCCGGGCGGACTGGTGCTGGTACGTGACGGCTGACCCGCTCAAGGCGGAAGGTCGACGCATCTCGGTGCGCGTTGTGGACCCGCGCCGGTACTTCCCGCTGAACAACGACACCAGCGACCTGAGCCGAGTGACCGGGCAGGAGCTCCGCGAGGAGACCATGGTCGGCGACACCGCGGCTGTGCTGGTGCAGACATACCTCAAGTACACCGACCCTGGACATCCGGACTACGGCTCGGAGGAGCCGCCCGAAGGCTTCCCGATCACGTACCAGGTGCAAGCGTACGACCAGAAGGACTTTCTGGACCCGACCAAGCGCAAGGCGCTGGCTCACCCGGAGAACCTCCCCCAGACCATCTTGGAGGGCATCACTGCGCTCCCGATCTACCACATCCGCAACAACGAGACCACCGACGACCCGTTCGGCCGCAGTGATCTCAGCGGGCTGGAGTCGGTAATCGCCGGGATCAACCAGTCCTGGTCGGACGAGGACCTGTCGTTGGCGTTCATGGGCATCGGCATGTACTGGACCGACTCCGGCGCTCCGGTGGACGAGACCACCGGCCAGGCGACCTCCTGGAAGCTCGGTCCCAAGCGCGTCATCGAGGTCGACGAGGGCACCAGCTTCAACAAGGTGGACGGCATCACATCCGTCGAACCGTTCCAGACGCACATCAGCGGCCTGAAGGAGACCGCTCAGGCGACCATGGGTCTCAGTGATGTGTCCGTCGGCACCGCCGAGAACGTGACTGCAGAGTCCGGCATCGCACTGGCGATCCGGTTCTCGCCCACGCAGGACACCGCTGTCAACAAGAACGCCATCATCAATGGTGTGCTCACGCAGATGTTCCACGACCTGAAGCAGTGGTTCGCTGTGTACGAGGGTATCGACATGGGCGAGGTCGTGGTGACGTCTGTCACAGACAACGCCAACCTGCTCCCATTCGACCGAGAAGGTCGCTGGCAGGAGCTCATGGAGGGCGTCACCGCTGGTGTGTTCACGCCTGAGTACGCAGTGAGCGTCCTGGAGGAAGAGTTCGGCTACGTGTTCCCGGCTGGATATGTGGACGACTTGACCGCTGCCAACGCAGCGAAGGCGGCTGCAGCAGACCCATTCGCCTCGCGTACCGGGGCGGAAGCGGGATCAGCGACGGATGAAGAGCTCGCCGCGAGCGCAGACGCCACCCAGGAGTGACCACGCCGCCCACGGGATTGGCCAGGGAGTGAAGAACGATGCCCGTACCACACCGGACGCCTCTCCTGACCCTTATGCGCGTAGAGAACAAGCACGCGGCCGATATCAAGCGCATACTGCAGGCGTCTGCCAAGCAGATTGAGGCGGATATTCTGAAGTTGGAATCCAAGGGTGGCAACAAGCTGTCCATGATGCAGCTGAAGGCGCAGCAGGCGAGTGTGCGAGCATACCTGGACCAGAACTTCAAGGACATCGAGTCTGTCATCGCCAAGGGCAAGGTTGCAGCAGCCACTGCGAGCTCCAAGGTCGTCAGCATGTACGAGAACGATCTGCTGAAGATGGTCATGACGCCGCAGATGATGAAGCAGCTGGCGACCAGTGAGGCCAAGCGCGCGGCAGAAGGCCTGGAGGCGGCGCTCCGGCGGATGGAGGGCTCCAGCTACAAGCCGTTGAGCGGTCGAGTGTACGACACCAAGAAGTTGGCCACTGGATGGGTTGACGACAAGATCAACCAGGCTCTCGTGAGCGGCTGGGACGCCAAGCGACTCGCCAAGGAGATCAGCGGGTCGATCCGTCCAGACACACCCGGTGGGGTGTCCTACGCAGCGAACCGGCTGGCGCGTACTGAGATCAACAACGCCTTCCACGCCTCCGCAGCCAAGCGCTATCAGGACAGTGGGATTGTCGACGGTGTGGACTGGAATCTGTCGTCCTCGCATCCGGAAGGCGACGTCTGCGACTCGCTGGCGGGCGATAGTCCATACGATGTGGAAGAGATCCCCGCCAAGCCGCACCCCAACTGCTACTGCTACATCACACCGCACCTGCCCGAGCCCGACGAGTTTATCGACAATCTGCTCGCGGGCAAGTACGGCGATGAGCCATGGTTCGATGACGCGGCTGGCGGGATCACCATGAGCGCCGAGGACATGGTAGCGGGCATGAAGACGGCTGAGGCGGCGCGTGTGTCGATGGAGCGCATCGTGTATGACCGCAAGGGCAATCTCAACAAGTCCAGAGGCTGGACGGCGGACACGTACAAGGCGCGGACATCGTACACCGAGATGGGACACGAGGACATGAACATGCTCCTGCGCGACCCCGAGGGCATGGCTGCGATGTTCGCAGATGATCCGTTCTGGATCGAGCAGGCGGCGAAGAACAACGAGTTGATGGTCGAGCTACTGTCCAAGAATCCGACTACGAGCGATATGGTCGTGGCGCGCGGTGTGCTCGTCACCGACAAGTTCAACCCCGGTACTCTGAAGGTTGGAGAGTCGTTTGCCGATCCCGCGTTCCTGTCGACCACAACCAACTTGGACGAGGCGCTCAACTTTGCTGCTGGGCGTGGCAGGGTCGCTGACGCAGATGGCTGGACCTTCGTCACCAAGGTTCCCAAGGGGACCAACGCTGTACCGGGCGCGGACTATCAGAATGAGATCGTGTTCGGACCGGGACAGATGCAGCGTGTGACCGGGATCGACGAGGAGAAGCGCATCATCTACACGGAGATGACATCATGAGGATCGAAGAGGATGTACAGGTCGTTCATGGCACTGCTGAGCGGGTCAAGAAGCAACTGTCTCAGCTCCGGAAGAAGCGCAACAAGGTGATCGCCGCGGCTCGCCGCAAGACCGATTTGCGAAATTCGTAACGTTGGAGGATAGTAGTTCTTGTAAGGTTCGAGACAACGGGAAGGACCCCAAAATGGATCTCAAGGAATTCATCGCCGGTCAGATCAAGGCTCTGCCGATCGAGGCGCGCATCCTGCGCAAGGTCATCAAGGCCATGAAGGACGCAGGCGACCCGATCGTCAAGGTCTGGGACGGCGAAGAGATGTGCGACACGCCCAAGCGTGAGGACATCTTCGAAATCGTGTTCAACCTGGACGAGTGCCGCATCTACACTGCGTCGGGCAACTGGATCTTCTTCGTGCTCGGCAACGAGTGGGACTGCATCTGCGACTACACAGTCGACATCGAGGACGCGCTCAAGCCGGTCAACGACTACATCGACCTGCACAACTGACGGTCTCCAACAAGAGCCCCGGCGAACACAACGTTCGACCGGGGCTCTGTCATGTGGTCGACAGATCAAGTAGACTTGCCACTCGAACGACCCGACACCAAGGGCAAGGGAGATCATCATGAAGGATTGCACGTACAGGTTGAGCCTGGACGAGCTCCTGAAGCGACCGATGGGGCACCTCGCCCTGCAGGGACGTGACGGCGACGACGACGGGTCGAGTGGCTCGACCGGCGGAGACGACGCCAAGGGCAAGAAGGACGACGAGTCCAACGAGTCCGGAGACGACGATGGCGACA